ACCTGTCGGCATCGACACACGGTTCAGCCATTTCCACACCGCGACGTTGGACACGCCGATTTGCTTGGCAAACGCTGTTGCTGTCATTTCGTTTTGGACGAGATATTGATTTAAACGCATAATTTACCTCAAGTTAGAGGCTTAATTTAGTCTCACTGAATTATGCTTGTCAATTTGGATATGCTAGTCTACAGTTATTTTTAACCAGAGGTTTACAACTTAGAGGACTAACCGTATGAACTATTCATCTAAATCAAATCTGGGGTTTTTTGGATTGACCGTTAGTAGTTGGTCAAACTCCCAAAATGCCCCGCCGTGCAAAAAAGTGTTTATTAGCCGTTGGTGGAACAAGAAAATGGCTGCATGTGGTATCGCATCGCCGCCTTGGAGAATGAAATGGAATACCCTAACAATTTGCTTGCGTGCAGAATAGCAGCGCGTATGTCGCAAATGAAAGTCGCTGCGGAATTAGATATTAGTCAGTCTGAATATTCGCGAATGGAAATAGGCCGACGACAAGTTGGCCCACATGCAGATAAGTTGGCTGAAATATTCGGTGTATCAAAGGAAAGGTTACTTGAGTACAACAAGTTAGACTCAGCACCACCGGAGAATGGATATACCACAAACCAGCTTCCTATTTTTGGAAAGCGCATCGTTGGCCGCTACTGTATGCTAGAATTTGATCAGGAGCCGATAGAAATGGTGGATAAACCATCTTCTCTTGCATCGAACAAAGATGCTTATGGCGTGTACGTACCCGGCGACAGCTTGGAGCCGCGCGTGAAAACTGGTGATTTGTTATACGTAGAGCCGCACCAGCCAGTACGTAAAGATGATTTGGTCGTTGTTGGATATGGCGAGGATGGCCCTCGCGAAATTCTCGTCTATCAAGGCCAGTCAGGTGACAAAATAATACTCTTTAGAGCCAACCCAGAGGAAGTTATGAAGGTCGATTCGGCTGACATTAAAACCCTCGAACGGGTGAGCGGAGTGAAATTTTTGTAACCGGGGGTAAATTAAGCGTTTACTTATGCGGGTAACTAACCTAGAGTTACCCTCATGCAAACGGAAGTATCTCCAATAACGAAAGGGGGCGCGCCAGAACGGCGCGTTCCAGCTTTCTTTTTAAACTTTAAACTGCCTGCTGACGCGATGGCAAAGCGCGCACGCACGGTAGGCGGCAGCGATGCCAACATACTTGCCAGCGGCGATGAAGCCAAAATCACCCGTCTTTATGAAGAAAAGTGTGGCCTGATTGAGCCAGACGATCTGTCCACTGTATGGCCTGTTTTGATGGGCTGGACGACAGAAGATTTGAACGTCGCTTGGTTTGAATACAAGCACCAGAAGACCGTCAAGAACCAACAGCTAGTCATTCATTCTAAAAAGCTGCCTTTTATGCGTTGCACGCTTGATGGCAGTGTAGACGACTGGGAAGGCGCACAGGCCGTCTTCGATGCTAAGTTTACGCTTGGCCGTCCTAAAAAGGGCGAGGCATGGGCCGATGTTATCCCGCGGCTTGTTAAAGGCTACAGCCCACAGCTTCATTGGAATGGCCGCTTGCTGGAAGAACATACCGGCAAGAAGGTCAAATTTGGCATCCTGCACATTATTCGTGGCGGTGATGAACCAACAACCCACGTAATTAAGCTGGACCGGCACTACACCGACCACCTGATCGACCTAGCCACAGAGTTTATGCACGCCGTTGAAACAGGTGAGCCGCCCTATATTCCTATCCCTGTTGATGCCCCCGTACCGCCAGAGGAGCGCGTTCCGTATGACATGACGGAGCATAAGAAGGCGCTGGACTGGAAACGGCACGCTGACACATGGGTGCAGACCTATGGCGCTGCACAGTCGTTCAAGGACGCCGAGACGGCGATTAAGAAGTTAGTACCGCGTGATGCGTCGGAAGCATCCGGCCATGGCGTCCGTGTGCGTGTGAACAAGAACAACTCAAAGAGGATTGAGGTAGATGAGTGAATTAGCGAAGGCGTTGTGTGAGTACCAGCGGCAGACCGGTGGGTTTGCAGCCGATAAGAAAGGCAACCGCAGTCAATATGCGTCCATTGGTGCTGTCATCAACAACGTCAAGCAAGCCAATGCTTTCGGCCTAACCTTCACGCAGGAAGTGGACTTTGAAGAAGACACGATGTTTGTGCGTACCGTAATGATGCACGTCAGCGGTGAAGCACGGATGAGCCGCTACCCCATCTATGTCGATGACAAGACCAACAGCCAGAAGATTGGCGGCGCAATCACATATGCCAAGCGTTACGCCCTCGCCAGCATGTTCGGCACTGAAAAAGGTGTTGAGGATACGGATGACGATGGCGAGTCAAACGGCTTTGCAGACGATGCACCAAAAACAGTTTCCTCCCAGCCCGCAGCAACAGCACCAGATCAAGTCTCCCTGTCCGGTGATGCGGGCCACTACCCCGGCGGTGGATTACAGCCTACCGCCGGGGCTTTTTCTGACCCTGCGATAGTAGCTGCTGCACCAGATGATCGGGTTGAGGAAACACTTGCAAAGGTTACGGACGTGAGGGTTTTGGAAAAAGCGTTCCGTTTACGGGATGGCACAAAGCAGCCCGACAACATCGTGAAAATGTTTGGCCAACGAAAGAAGGAATTAATGAATGTCTGAACAACAGCAACGCCCCAAGTTTGGGCAGGACGAACTTACATTGTCGATCAACGACAAGCGCCCCGGCACGGGTGATGGGCAAAAGACAGAGGATTGGCACGCTGACTGGTCTGGAAGGCTCGTTCTAAATGGCAAAACCTACTACGCCAACCTGTATCAGAAAAATGATAGTTGGATTGCGGGCAAGCTTAAAGAAGCGCCGCAGAAGTCAAATGATGGATTAGATGCGGACGAAATACCATTCTGATCCGTTGATCGGCGATTTGTTCCGCGCCAGCGTTTCGGCCTATATCACGCCGGATCGCTGGCAGGAATTTTGGAGAGACGGTTTGGTGACGACAGAAAGCGACTGTATGTCACCACGGCTTACTGAAAAAGGCAGCGCGCTTCTACAAAGGCTCACAAATGGAGCATCCGGTATTGGCAATAGTCACACCAAACGGGTTGACCTTGGTGATTGGTCGCACCCAAGCACAATTGGCTATGACGCCAACGATGATGCGGTGGAAAGCGATTAAATTATTAGAATATGCGGAAGAAGCGGAGCGCCAAAACAAAGAAGCCAGTGGCAGCGAACAAAACAGATAAATGTACGCAGTGCGGCGAGACATTTAATTGGCGGTGGCAAGGAGTGGCAAATGGAGCGGGTGAATATTTCTGCGGACCAGACTGTCATAGAAGATATTTCGAGGATGGCGAGGTGTGGAAGAATTTATAGAAGGTCGAAAAGATTTGCCCAACCACGGATACGTGGAACTGCGCGCCGTCATCTGCATCGACGGCAAAGAAGCAGAATTGCACATGAGCAACATTTACGATCCGACATGGAGAATCTCGCAATGCGATCAAGCGACGAAGGAGTCAGTGCTGCCGATAGCGCGCAGGATTTACAACGCAGTGTTCGACCTTCAAACGTACCGGTGATTACTCAAGGCGATGGTACGTTTCAGCGCCGCATAGAATTAGGTTTGTGTCCGCGATGCGCTACAGCATTTGATGGCACTCACTGTCGTACATGCCAGTTGACCATCAGTAAAACAATTGTGCAAAAATAATTGGAAGTTTCAAAAATGGTCGTTTTTTACACACCGCAGGAACTAGCTGAACGTTGGAAGGTTTCAGCAAAGACGGTCCTGCGGATGACCGAATCTGGCGATCTTGCCAGTATCAGAGTGGGTAAAAAAATAAGAATACCAGCCCACGCATTAGCAGCAGTCGAAGGAGACACGACATGCACAATTACCAGCTTAAACAAAGAAAAGGCAGAGACACTTGGCACATATACTGGCTTGAGCAAGGTGAACAAAAGTGGGCTTCAACTGGCACGTCAGATGAGACGCTTGCAGAGACATTCTTAGAAACATTCAAACGGATTCAAGCGCCGCGAGAGTATGTGAACGTAGGTGAAATTCTGCACCAATACACCAAACGTGATTACGAACCGCGTGCCGTCTCAATGTCAC